ACGAATATTCTGCTAAAATCGGTTCAGATGCAGACATAGTAACTGTCACTTTTATGGCATATTCAAAGTTGGCTGCAAAGGATTTAGTAACCTGGTTTGAACGTGGGTATACCTGGGTATTAGATGCCAGTGTAAGCGATGGTGAAATTGAACCTGGTAAGTGGTTAGTATTTGTTGAAATGGATCGCAGATCAACTACGCCTAAAAGAATCATTTCGCTTCTTTCTGATCTTGAGACCTTAACTGGATTAAAGCTTAAGGATTGGACCGTTGAGGTTGAGGGAGAAGATTATGATGCTGACGAAGAAATTCTACATCAGGCTATTATATGCAATCCTAATGAATACAAGATTGATCGCGGCGACGACGGAAACGTTGATGACGAAAAAAACGAAAAAAACGAAAAAGATGACGGATTAAATGAAGTGAGAATTCGTGCAGGTATTGATCCGAAGGCGCCATACAATAATGATGAATACATTAAAAATATAAAATCAATGGCAGGAATGTAATATGGCAGATTCAGGATTACCCGGCATGACATTGCCAGAACCGAACGATAATGAAGAAATGCAAGTCGTCGCAAAGAACGATGAACACTATGATAGCATGGTAAATGATAAGGAGTTTTACGAAGATATGGTACAGAAAAATGAATTGCAGAATCTAACCAATGCTTCTCTCACGCAAGCAGGAAGCAATGCTGCACAGAACGCAGATGTTCTTGTTAAGAACGATAATGAGGATTGGATCAATAAGAAGTGGCGCCCAGCAATGGGGTGGATGTATATGGCAGTCTGCATATGCGACTTCATTTTATTCCCAATTCTCTGGTCTATCGTACAGCTTGTCGGTAAGGGAAGTGTCACGACGCCATGGCAACCATTGACCCTTCAAGGTGCAGGTTTATTTCACATTGCAATGGGCGCTGTTCTTGGTATTGCTGCTTTTGGTCGTACACAAGAAAAACTTCAAGGTGCAACGAACGTAGATACTTCAGTGGGTACACCTCCACCGGGAATTCCTGGAAAGTAAGAATTGACATATAACACCCAGCGTGATACTATATGATTATGGATCATTATATGACGCTGGGTGTTTCTAGGACAGCCACCCAAGAAGAAATTAAAAAAGCATATCGTAAATTAGCAATGGAGCATCACCCTGATCGGGGAGGTGATCTAGCAAAATTTCAAGAAATCAGTGTGGCTTATGAAATATTAGGTGATGCTGACAAGAGAGCAGCATATGACAGGCCTCCCCAGCCTTCGCCGCAATTTGGACCGGGTGGATTCTCATTCAGCTTCAATGGATTTGATTTAAACGAGTTTTTTGCACAATCATTTGGCGGACCACAAAACTTTGCACAAAATAGACAACCACAGAAACCAGTTTTTAGAACTAGAGTATCAGTGTCATTGCAAGATGCATTTAGTGGTGCCGAGCAGGTACTGCAATTAGGTACGCCAAACGGCGTAAAGGTCGTGAATGTTAAGGTGCCACCCGGCATCTCGTCTAGAAGTAGCATTCGATATGACAATCTGATTGAAGAAGGTACGCTAATCATCGAATTCCATGTTCTAGATGATCTACGATTTGACAGAAAAGGTGACGATTTGTATACGAATATACCTATCTCTGTCTTAGATTTGATTGTCGGTACTAAAATTGAGTTTACTACCATAGGCGGAAATAAAATTGAGGTTGATATTCCAGCTGGAACTCAAACATATCATCAGTTTAGACTGCCTGGCTACGGAATGCCCACAGCCAACAACGGTTATGGTGACCAAATACTATTGTTAAAGGTAATAGTCCCTGCTAACATCGACAATGATATTATTGAAAGTATCAAGCGTAGTCGATCTAAATAACTTTTTAAAAGGATTAAAAGTTGCAATCATCCCCTGAAATTGAAAATATTATTGAACATGCAGTCCAAGCTGCAAAGCAAAGACAACATGCATATGTTACTGTAGAGCATTTGCTTTGGGCTCTCGTTTCGCACCCTCCTTTTAAGAAATGTCTAAATGGCATCAATGTAGATACGGATTTGATGCTTGCTGAAATTGAGGCTTATCTCAATGGACTGCACGCAATTGTTTCTAAAGATCCAAATTGCCAACCAAAGCGCACTAACACGCTTGAACGTGTGATGAATCGTTCTGTGACACAGGTTCTATTCACCGGCCGCAGACAAGTTGCTACTATTGATTTGTACATGAGCATCGCAACAGAATCTAATTCTCATGCTCACTATTTCCTACTTAAGTACGGTGTCTCTAAGTCTGATTTTCTTACTTACTGGCAGAAGCATTATGCGGGTGGCGACTACGCAGCTATCAGTCCAAATCAGGCTGACGAAATTCTTGATGAGTATACAATCAATCTGACTGATTTGGCTCGTCAAGACAAGTTGGAGCCAGTGATCGGTCGTCATAAGGAAATCGATGACATTATCAATGTTCTTGCCAAGAGATTCAAGTCTAACGTACTTATGGTCGGCGATCCGGGTGTAGGTAAGACTGCTATCGCTGAAGGTATCGCAAACGCAATCGTTGCCGGAACAGTTCCGGACTTCCTACTAGACCACGAACTTTATTCACTTGAAGTTGGTTCGCTTCTTGCTGGTTCTCGTTATCGAGGTGACTTTGAAGAAAAGGTCAAGCAGGTTCTTGATGCGTTGAACGTCAAAAAGAAGGCGATTCTGTTCATTGACGAAGCGCATACTATGCAAGGTGCGGGCGGATCCACTACTGGATCAGTTGATTTTGCTAACATGATCAAGCCTGCAATCACTAAGGGTACGCTTAAGGTCATTGCTTCTACCACGTGGGAAGAATTCTACGAATCATTTGAAAAGGATCGTGCGTTGATGCGTCGATTCTATCGTGTTTCGGTTGATGAACCTTCTCATGACACGACTGTTCGTATTCTTAACGGATTATCTGAACGTCTCAATGATTTCCACAATGTGAAGATTACACCAGAAGCCATTAAAGCAGCAGTAGAGTCCGCTGATCGATACATCCATGATCGTAAGAATCCTGACAAGTCTATCGACCTACTAGATGCGGCGTGTGCTAAGCAACGTGTCCTGCAGAACAAGGACGCTGAAATTACTACGGCACTTATTCACGAACAAGTTGAAAAGTTCACCGGCGTTCCGGCAGATAAGTTGAGCGGTGATAACTTCGACCGGATCAATAATCTTGAAATGAACGTCAAGAATAAGCTGTATGGGCAGGATGAGACTGTCGATAAGGTTCTTGAACGAGTGTATGTCTCGTTTGCGGGGATCGGTAACGATAAGAAGCCGATTGCGAGCTTCTTGTTCTTGGGCCCAACGGGTACGGGTAAAACGGAATTGGCTAAGTTGCTGTCCAAAAATTTGGATATGCCGCTTCTCAAGTATGACATGTCGGAGTACGCAGAGAAGCACAGCGTAAGCAGCTTGATCGGGCCGCCCCCGGGCTACGTAGGCTTTGGCGATTCACAAGTTCAAGGTGGACGCCTAATTTCAGACTTGAGCAAGAACCCGCACTCTATTCTTCTGTTCGATGAAGTCGAAAAGGCTCACCCTGATATCTTCAACATCTTCCTACAGATTTTGGATGAAGGTCGAATCACCGGATCAAACGGTAAGGAAGTTTCTTGTAAGAATACTCTTATCATTATGACTTCTAATTTAGGGTCGGCTGACGGTGAACGAAACAATATTGGTTTCGGTTCGCAAGAACGCACTGGTGAAGATGATAAGGCTCTTAAGCAATTCTTCAAGCCTGAGTTCCGTAATCGTCTTGATATGGTCTGCAAATTCCAAAAGCTAGACATGCTTTCGATAAAGAAGATCGTTGTGAAATTCTTGGAAGATGTTAAGAAGCCGTTGCTTGACAAGCACAATATCACGCTGAACCTCAGTGAGGAAGTCATTGAGTATTTGGCTGATAAGGGCTATGATAGCAAGATGGGTGCAAGACCTCTCGGTCGTAAGATCGATGAATTGATTCGTGTTCCTCTTTCAAAGAAAATTTTGTTTGAGCGTATTGCTAACGCAAACATTATGGCTGTGTTGGAGAACAATGAAATCGTGTTTCAAGTAACTTCAAAGCAAACTGCGAGAATTGGCGATGACGGCATCATTCAAGTCGAAGGTTGAGGTCGAAGACCGAACCCTTCTATACTACAACAATTTCAAGTATAAGGTTGTGTTAAAAGACAATGCAATTAGCTTTGTATTTAGAGCCAAAACCATTGAACAATACGTGCAGTACGTTAAGAACCAAATATTACTAAAGGACCGGTGGTCCCGAAAAATAAGGTTAGAAGATATAGATTTGTCTAAAATGGAAGGCCTCATTAAATTTAGAGCAAATCACTACAAAGATCCTAAAATTCAAACCCGGCAGTATGATTCTGCATTTTCTGTCTATACAAATGACGAGAATATCATTAAGGAGATTTGTAAATTTTGGTCAGATCCTAAAATTCATGAAGCGAATTTGTTACCAGCCGGTATAAAATATTTCAAGAAGGATCCGCCTGCTAAGTTTAGGGTTTATCTAAAAAACTTTTACGACAGAGACGGCAATATTAAGGAAGACCTAAAAGAATACTTGAAAAGAACACCGGATCTTGTCATTAGTGAGTCTTTGTCAATGGTATTAAATTATAATTTTACTTACCTAAGCACTAGCCACTTTATCAACTACAATGATGAAAAGAATCTCATGATGATGTATCTGATGTTTCCGAACATCATAGGTAAAAGTTACAAATTAGAAAAGAAAACGGTATAAGATAAATACTCTAATAAAATGGAGTATTTTTATGGCAAAGGTCGTCGAAGACGTACTTGTTATCAAGCTTAGTAAGCTTGTGAAGGATGATGCTGCTGACAGCGGAATCCTTACTAATGAAGTGCAATCTGCACTGGAACAAGTAGCCCAAGAACTAGTAGGCGATGGGATCATAGTGGAGGTTGCGAAAGCTTAATGTCGCAACTACCTTACACATATTTACTTAAATGGTCAACTACCGGAATGAAGTACTATGGTGTCAGGTACGCCTCTGGTTGTCATCCGACAGATTTATGGAATCCATACAAGACTTCAAGTAAGCACGTTAAATCATATGTTCAGGAGTATGGAAATCCTGACATAATTTCCGTACGGAAGGTATTTCGTGGTAAAAACGCGGTAGAAAAGGCTCAACGCTGGGAACACACCGTGTTACGTAGAAGGAAAGTAATAACCAATCCTACGTTTTTAAATCGCACGGATAACAAATCGATATCACCTGAAGATTGTGGTAAATCTGCCAAAATTGCAGCAGCCAAACGAAAAACCCGAAACAAGGACAATTGGCCTGCATTGATGGAACTGTCTATTAGGTTTTCAGGCCGAACAAAAGAAACCCATCCACATATTGCAGCGGCGGCAGCCAAACTTGCCGGCCGAACAAAACTGACCCACGCATACTTAGCTAAGAAAGCTACCCAAACTGCCAGTCAAACGGCTAAAGTTTGGGAGATAACCTCACCTGTCGGAGAGATAATTACCATCGTTAATATGTGCGAATGGTGTCGAAATAATAACGTCAAACGTGGATCAATAAAAAACGGAGTAACTCGAAACGGGTACACGTTTCGAGTTATATCTAATCCTGGAGTAAACCCGTGAGCCAATCTACGACCCTAATCCTATTCCCACAAACAACCTATATAAATCCAGGCAACGGAGCACCCTACACTGTTATCGGCGATTCAAAACCAGCGGCGGCCTATTATTTAGGAAACAAGGATTTGCAGACCGTTAATATTAGTTTGACACAATGTACGGGTAATATCGTGATTCAAGCTACGTTGGCACCTGCCCCACTTGACACTGACTGGTTTAATGTGTATGAATTAGAAGCTAACGCAAATGCTGTAGCAAATTCAGCTCCACAGATTGCATCAAACGCCTCAATGTATACTAATATCGATGGAAATTTCGTATACATGCGCGCACAGATTCAGGACTTTCAAGGTGGCGGTGTCAATTACGTGAAACTCAGTTACTAACATGAAGGTGATAGCAGTTTATCCGGGAAGATTTCATCCCTTTCACAAAGGCCACGCCGCAAGTTTTAAGCAGCTGGCTAGTAGATTTGGTTTGGAAAACACTTACCTTGCTATCTCTGCTAAACAAGATCAACCAAAGAGTCCTTTTTCAGCACAAGATCGTGCAAAGATGGCAATGGCTTTGGGCATTCCATCAAAAAACATTATTGCAGTGAAGAATCCGTACTCAGGCGATGAGTACATGAAAATGTTTCAAACTAAAGGATATGATCCCGAACATACTGCTTTGGTATTTGGTGTCAGTAAAAAGGATATGGAGGGTGATCCTTCTATGGGCATTGAACCCGATCCTCGCTTCTCCTTTAAGCCTAAAAAGGATGGTACAGCATCTTACTTTCAGCCGCTAAAAGGCAAAAACATTAAACCAATGACACAGCACGGATACATTCTTTCTACTGACGTAGCAGAGTTTCCTATCGCTGGCAAAACTATGCGCGATGCTAGTGCTATTCGTAAGGCATATGCAGGCTCTGATAACAAAACAAAAATGAAAATTCTTACAGATTTATACGGAGACTCAGCAGAGAAAATGAAGCAGACATTCGACAATAACCTACAAGTCACTGAGAGCATCCGCGCTCTAATCAACAAAATCAAACCTCTTATCAGTGAGGCGTCCCCTCAACAAAAGGCAAAGTTTGTTAAGCTATTGAGTGAAGCTAAGAAGACACTAAGAAATACTAACCCATGTTGGGATGGGTACAAACCAGTTGGCACCAAAAAGAAGAACGGTAAGACTGTTCCTAATTGCGTTCCGGTGAAGGAATCGTATAGTGTTCAACGTATCTATGGTCCATCAGACGTAAACATTGTAAAAGATTTAGGAAACGGATACTTACTTTCATACGAGATGGACGAAGATGATGATGTTCGTAAGGAAGGTTTTGAAGTAGTTAAGCTTGCTCCAAACGAAACAAAGAAATATATTCCAGTTGGTACCCTGAAAGTAAGTCCTTATCCTGGCAATCGTAAGCCTGGTCAACTTGAAGCTGAAATAAACCGTATTATCGCGGCTGATGAAGCCAAAAGTCCTCTGGACGAAGAAGAGGATCCATTTGATATTGATCCAGAACTAAATGCTACTGTATCTTTTGCACAACAGCACTATCGTAATCCAAAAAAGCAAGCTGCATTTATCAAGTTTGTTCAGCGCAGCCTCAAGCATTCTAAGGAAGACGATGAGCGTTTAGATAAAGAAGTCGATGAACTAAAAGACAGAGTTGATACTCTGGACCGAAAGGTTGGAAAAATGAATTCTTCCAAATCGGTAGATTTTCCTGCTCAAAGATTGAAGGAAGGCACTATGAAACCGACTCATGTTACTGGTGAAGAAAAATCTGGTTCTGTAGAGGCCTTAGAAAAAGCATTGCTAAGAACCAAAGCGCCCGGCGTTAAACTAGACTATGACAAAATAGATAAAATGATGCAATTAATCTGTAAAAAATATCATCTAACCGGTGATAAATTACATAACGATTTTGTGAAAAAGCATCGTGTGGTTCCCGATAAATGGATCGTAAAACAAACAGTTAAAGAGAGTTTTACAAAAAACGCTGATTATCTAGACGAAAAATAATTCCACCCCCTGTCTTCGTTGTAAATAACTGTATAGTTTTACAACAAAGAGGACTTAATGGCACGTAAATCAAAAAATTCAAACGTCACTATCGCTAAGCCGAACGGCGAGCAACAAACTGTACCTGCAGAACAAGTACAAGAGGTTATTGAGCAGGCTGCTCAGGAACAAAAGCCACAAGAAGGCCAAGTTCAAGTAAACGTAGACTATCTACGTACCACTAAGGTTCACATCGCAATGCCATGCTACGGTGGTATGTTGACTGAATCTACATTCATGTCATTTATCAAGTGGGCAAATACTGCACGTCAATTGGGTGTCGACTGGACTCTCGAAACCATGACCAATGAGAGTTTAATCAGTCGTGCAAGAAATACTCTTACTGCTAAGTTTCTTGCAATGCCGGACGCAACTCACTTGTTCTTCGTTGACGCTGATATTGGTTGGGAACCATGGCACTTGCTAGTCCTCTTGAACAGAGATGTTGATGCGATCGGGGGCCTATATCCAATGAAGACTATGCCAGTTAAGTGGGTAGTTAATGGATTTGAAGGCGCAGAAGAAGGCCCTGATGGCTTGCAAGAAGTATCTAAGGCTGGTACTGGATTTCTTCTTATGAAACGACGCTGTTTTGAAAAGTTAAACTCACATCCGGCTGTTAAGCAATATAAAAACGATATCGGTCTTGATCCCATGTACGATCAGTATTTGAAGACTTATTTTGATACTGCTGTTCGCCAAAATCGCTATTATAGCGAGGACTGGACCTGGTGTGAGAACTTTAGAGATTTAGGCGGTAAGATTTGGGTTGACAAGCGAGTATTGCTACGTCACTCGGGAAGCTATGTGTTTTCAATGGAAAATCAGCAGTATTTGCTTGATCAAATCGGCCCCATGTGGGCTGAAGCGCAGAAGGCAAAAGGCTACAAGATTATTGACGAAAACGGAAACGAGATTTAAGTTTCTATAGGACTGGGAGGGGAGAGAAATCTTCCCTCCCTTTTTGGATATTTCGTAATAAATAAAAATGTAGTTCGCGGAGGTGAGATTCCCAACTACTCTAACACTGTTATGGAGTATCAGCAATGAATATTTATTCTACAGACAATCTACCAATTGGTTTCTATATCTATGCGTATGTGCGAACTAGTGGAACCCCTTATTATATAGGCAAAGGACAAGACGGTAGAGCCTGGACAGGTCACCGATACAAAGACGCAAATAGTGGGAAATGGAAGGGGTACACGTCCCTCCCAATTCTAGAATCATTATTATGGAAACAAATCTTACTGAGGTTGGTGCTTTCGCTTTAGAACGCAGGTATATTAGGTGGTATGGTCGTAAATATAAAATATCTTGGGGAATATTACACAATAGAACTGACGGCGACGAGGGCGTGTCGGGAATGGTTCAATCCGCTTCATCTAATAAAAAACGAAGTGATGCTCTTACTGGAAAGTCGCGCCCAGATGTGTCTGATAGACTAAAGGGGAAACCAAATCTTAAAGTTAGTGCTGCACTCATCGGAGTACCTAAATCAGCGGAGTCTATTTCAAAAAGAACCAAAACTCGTAAGGGAAAAACCTACCCTAAATTGGGGGACTGGCAGCGCGGCGTGAATAAATCCGCAGAGGCAATCGCCAAACGATCCGCAACTCGTCTGGGGAAATCTATTAAAAAACACGAAATCGTAACCTGTCCATATTGTGGGAAAACAGGAGGTGCCGGCGGCATAAAGGTATGGCACTTTGACCGATGCAAATACAAACCGACAACTTGAATCAATCAGCATAAATACTACACTACTAAGGATTTGATTCATGAAAATTAGCGATATCTATGAAAGTACGACCTCAGGCGCGATTGCTACTGTCGCACAGCCAATGGCCGGCGCAACACAAAAACGTTCAACTGTAGGCAAAGGAGTCTACGCTAATCAAAAGCCCGGGAATCTTCTTACCGGTAAGAAGACCAACAAGAAATTTGCTAATTCCCTTCATGAAGGTAAGATGAAGGAACTCGCGTCAGATTTAGATTACCTTGACAATCTAAACTTTCAGAAAAAGTACAAGGCTACCAAAGAACAAATTAGAGCAAGATTCAAGATACAAGAAGCACAATTAGAAGAAGACGATTTGATTCTTGTGCCAGGCCAAGGTCATAGATTGAAGACTGGATTCCATTCATTTGATCCGGATAAAGCAGAACACGAAGGTGAAACTCTAAAGAACAGTCTCAGAACAATATCACGTAATGCAAAAGAACTATATGACGTATTAGAAAATTGTGATAGTATTCCTGAATGGGTAAGTGAGAAGGTCGGCCAGATTAAGGGCATGATGACCAATGTTAATAATTACATGGTTAGCAAGAAACAACAATCAGAAGGTGTTATTGCCGCCGGTGGCGTCGGTGAAAACCAAGAACACTTCGATCATGAGATAAGCATGGCTAAGAGCGAAATGCGTAGCGCTGCTAAAGCCGCAAAAAGAATCTATCAAATGCTAGATGAGCGTGATGAATTAATGGCATGGCAGCAAAGCTATATCACTTTAGCTAGTGACTATCTAGGTAGCGTAGCTGATAGCATGGAAGAAGAGTTAAGCGAAGGTAAACAGGGCGGCGAGAAAGAAGTACAAGATTATAAGAAGTGGCGCAAAGACAATCACGACGATCTAGGCACCACTAGAAAAATCATCAGTAGAGAACCTAGCAAGGGTAGCCCCTGGCAAGATATGGAAGACTTCGGTAAGAAGGTAACTGACGAAGGTGCCAAAGTAGATCGCATGGTTAAGCACATTGCTAAGTCAGAACGTGAAGCCGGCAAGCCAGCAAAGAAAGCAACAGATATTGCATGGGCCACGGTCAACAAGCGTGGCTATCTAGATAACAAAAACAAAAAGGGTTAACTGCTTGTCAAACTCTATTGTAGTGAATACGTTGAATGTCCGCGATGCCTATGATTTGAAAAACAATACCACAGAGGCTAATTGGAAAGAAGACAGAGCTTTATTTGCTACAGGTAACACTATTATTCAGGAATCTATTATACACAAGTGGATGAGTAGAGACAACGAATTCCGTAAACAGGGACTTACCGAAGGGCTAAGCCATTGTAACAATAAAACGTCGATCACAAAACTTTCATTTGTAGACACTGAATCCTTAGGCGATATGTCCACAAGAGTAGCATTTATGGAATCATATCTACTTAATAATGAGAGTTTACTAGAATCTAATGACACGACTTTATTAACAGCATTTCGTAATTTACCCAAACAAGCTGCGGCCCCAGAAGTAGGAACCTCGTATCTGATTATTGGGTTGTATCTTATTAATGACACATTAGGTGTGACGCATCAGCCATGTATTGCCAAATTGTTAGAAATCAACGACGATTCATATGTATTGTATATACCTGCTGAAAACAGAACAGTAAAATTGCCTGAAAAAACACTGTCAGATGTCGCGCCTATGGTCACCTTACTGTTTAATAGTATTGTTCAATACGATAAATTAAGAACCTTTGTAGTTTTAAAATTCGGCATTAACTTACCAGAATACAACGACATACCCATTAAGGAGAATAAAATGAGTAATAATATGAAAGGTCTACGTGAAAGTAGTATCATGAAAGGCATCGTAGATGAAGATGGAGCATCTTTTGTCATCTACATTAATGGCAAACCAGCAACTAAATATGTAAATTCCAAAAAAGCTGAAGCCGCAGTTAGTATGATGAAGTCAAAGTTCCCTGATAAGAAATTTGAGATAAAGCATCAACCTGAAGGTCATGCATCCGATGCAGTTGATACACTTTATATCAATGATAAACCTAGTATAAAATATAGAGATCCAGATCAAACATTAGCAGCCATGGAACTTTTAAGAAAAAAGCACCCTAGCAGCAAATATGATCTTAAGCCTGAGGTCAGAGAAGCTCAAGCGGATGCTCACCTACTCAAGCGTATAACTGTAAAAAAGCACGGCGGAAATGACGAGAATAGTTGGGCAGTTTTTATCGACGGTAAACCAGCAGTAACTGGACTTAACAAACGATCAGTACCGCACTATAAGTCATTGCTTCTAAAGAAGCTAAAAGAAAAGCCGAGCTTAACTGGATCAAGCGAAGTTGA